TTAATTGCAGCAGGAGTAGAAAATAATTTAAGTACTGTTTATTACAGTGTTTATAATGACCCTGATAACTTTACAGGTGCTGGTGCAGGTTCTGTAACTATATCAGACCAAATACAAGGGATTAAAGGATTTAGAACAGACTTAATAGTTTTTGCTGAAAATAGCATACATAAATTAATAAATATAAACGATAGTTCTAATATTCGTATAGACCCTATCACAGAAAGTATAGGATGTTTAAGCGGTTATAGTATTCAAGAGATTGGTGGTGACTTAATATTTTTAGCACCGGATGGATTAAGAACAGTCGCTGGTACAGCAAGAATTGGTGACGTAGAGTTAGGAACTGTTAGTAAAGCTATACAACCTATAATGAGGGAAGTAGCTGAAAACATTAATAACTTTCAAATAACAAGTATAGTATTAAGAGAAAAGTCACAATATAGATTATTTTACAGTAACGTAAATGCAGTGGCTTCAGGACAAAAAGGAATTATAGGAACACTAAGACCAAACGGTTTTGAGTGGTCAGAAACAAAAGGATTAGAAGTAACAGAAATAGGTTCAGGATTTGACACAAATGGTGTGGAAAAATATTATCACGGGAATAATTCAGGTTATGTGTTTATACATGATTCAGGTGATGATTTTGACGGAACTGCTGTATTAGCAAGATATGCTACACCAGATTATGATTATGGTGATTTAGGAACTTTAAAAACGTTACACTATTTAAAGGTTTCAATAGCAGCAGAAGGATTGGTTACTCCAGAAGTTCAAGTTAAGTTTGACTATAACAGTGGAGACGTACCACAACCAGCTAGTAATTTTTCACTAGGCACGGTAAATCCTTCATCAATATTTGGTAGTGCTGTATTTGGAACTAATATATTTGGTGCATCAGCATCACCTATGTTAAGAACACCATTACAAGGAAGTGGAACTTCAAATAACTTTACGGTGATTTCAAACGATAATAAAGCACCATACAGAATTAATGGTTTATATGTAGATTACATACCTTCAGGTAGGAGATAAAAACAATGGCAGGTTATATAAGACAAAGTACATTCGTAGATGGCGATACAATTACTGCTGCATTATTTAATAACGAATACAATCAGTTAGTCAATGCATTTAGTAATACATCAGGTCACAAACACGATGGTACAACAGCAGAAGGACCAGTAATAGGTCTGATTGGTGATGCAGGTGAAACATCTCCAAACAATAAAGTATTAATAGATACTACCAATAACTATATAGAATTTTATGTAGAAGTATCTTCAGCACCTGTACAACAATTATATATTGCAGATGGAGCTATTATTCCTGTCACAGATAGCGACATTGACTTAGGTACAACAAGTTTAAGATTTAAAGATACATATACAGATACTGTTACTACTACCGGTAATGTTAGTATCGGTGGTGATTTAACCGTTACAGGTAGTGCAACTATCTCAGGTAATCTTACATTCGGTGATGCAGATACTGATAGTATTAACTTAGCTGCTGAAATTGACTCAGATATTATTCCTAATACTGATGGTACATATGACTTAGGAAGTGCTACAAAAGAATGGCAAGACCTTTACATTGATGGTACAGCTAACATAGATAGTCTTGTAGCTGATACAGCAGACATTAACGGTGGTACAATTGATGGTGCTACTATAGCTACTTCAGATATAACTGTAGGAGCTGGTAAAACTTTAAACGTCTCTGCAGGTACTTTAACACTTGCAGACAATCAAATTTCTGGTGATAAAGTTGAAGGCGGTACAATAGCTGCAACAACTATTACTACATTAACTTCAACAACTGGTAACATTACTAACGTAAATGCTACAACTCTTGATTCTACAAATCTTGAAGTTACAAATTTAAAAGCTAAAGATGGAACTTCTGCAGGTTCTATAGCAGATACTACAGGTGTTGTAACACTTGCAAGTTCTGTACTAACTACAACAGATATTAACGGTGGTACTATAGACGGTGCTACTATCGGTGGAACAACTGCAGGTGCTGTTACTTTTACAGATTTATCAGATGGTACAATAACTATTGCAGGTTTTGCAGATGAAGATAATATGTCTTCAGATTCTGCAACGCTTTTACCGACTCAACAATCTGTAAAAGCTTATGTAGACTCTCAGGTGACTGCACAGGACTTAGATTTCCAAGGTGATACAGGTGGTGCCTTAAGCATTGACCTCGACTCAGAAAGCCTTACAATCGCTGGTGGAACAGGTATTGATACTTCAGGAGCTACTAACACTTTAACAGTTGCAATAGACTCTACAGTTACTACACTTACAGATACACAGACTTTAACAAATAAAACTCTTACAAGCCCAGATGTAAATACTCCAGACATTGATGGTGGTACAATAGACAGTACTATCATCGGTGGCACAACCCCAGCAGCAGGTACATTTACAACTCTTACAGCTAATACATCTATAACAGGTACACTAGCTACAGCAGCTCAACCTAATATTACAAGTCTTGGTACGCTTACAGGTTTAACAACTACAGGCGATATCAACTTTGGCGATAACGACAAAGCAGTATTTGGAGCAGGTTCAGATTTAGAAATTTTTCATAATGGAACAGAAAGTTTTATTAAGGATGTTGGTACTGGTAATTTAAGGCTGCAAGGTACTGATGTTCAAATTAGAGGTGGCTCAACTGCTGTCCTAGCAGATTTTGTTGATGGGGGTGCTGTTTCTTTAAGGCACAATAACGGCTTAAAGTTTGCCACAACCTCATCAGGTATAGACGTATCAGGTACAGTTGTTGCTGATAGTTTAACTGTTGATGGTACTAGCGATTTAAATGGCAATGTCACGATTGGCACATCTTTAACAACATTGTTTACAGGAAATGATATTGAATTTCAAAGAGCAGGGGATTCATATTTAAGTCAAACTGGTGGCGGTGCTTTAAATATTAGAACCAACGATGGCGTAAGTAATAAAGTTAGATTAAACTTAGCCACCAACGGAGACATCTCCTTCTACGATGATACAGGAACTAGCCAAGCTCTATACTGGGATGCAAGTGCTGAATCGCTTGGAATTGGAACAACTTCACCAAAAACAAACCTCGATGTAGTTCGTGGCGGTACAACAGGACTTTCTGCTGTTAATGCAAGAACTGTAGCATTATTTCAAAATAATTCATCTGCTGGTTCAGTTATATCAGTTAATGCACCTAACACTGGTTATTCAGGTATATTTTTAGGAGACCCTGAAAACGAAGCACAAGGTCAAATTAAGATGGTGCATACTGATAATACGATGCAGTTTACAGCATCAGGTTCTACTAGTGCTATGACTATTGATAGTTCAGACAACGTTGGAATTGGAACGACTAGTCCTAGTGCTACTTTATCTATAGATAAAACAGGTGTAAACCAACATAGAGCATTAGATTTAGAAAATGACGATATTACCTACTCTATGTATATTGACCAAGACAATAACAATAGTAATACATGGTCTATATTTGATACTACAAACTCACAAACAGCATTACGTTATTATCCATTTAGTTCAGGCTATTGGCAATTTTTAACCAACGGCACAGAAAGAATGCGTATTGATTCTTCAGGCAACGTTGGAATTGGCTTAACAAATCCGAATGAAAAATTAGTTGTATCAGGTAATGCTTCAATTACTGGTGCATTACAAATAACATCAAATACTTCAGTTCCTTCTGCTGGTGCAGCAATATTTAGACCAGCAAGTAATACTTTAGCTTTTGTTTCAAATAGTGCTGAAAGAATGCGTATTGATTCTTCAGGCAACGTTGGAATTGGCACGAGTTCAGGAGATGTGTTTAGTAGATTTTATGCTAGGTCAGTAAGTATTGATTCTTCAGGTATATCTAAATTACAAATTAATAGTGCTACTGGTCAATATGCAGGTATCGATTTTGGTGTAAATGGAACTAGAACTGCTGATATAAATTCAAGTGCAAGTTCATTAGCTATAAACACTATTGGTGCTATACCTATGACATTTGTAACTAACGGCTCAGAAAGAATGCGTATTGATTCTTCAGGCAACTTGTTGGTGGGTGTTACTAGTAATGCACCTACAACAACAGCAGGTATTAACTTAGGTGCAAATAATAAATTACACGCAACTCGTAGCGGTGGCACTTCAGGATACTTCAATAGATTAACAAGCGATGGTGGAATTGTAGAATTTGCAAAAGATGGCTCAACAGTTGGAAGTATCTCTGCATCTACAAATCTTAATATAGGTTCAGGCGGAACTAGAATTTGGTTTAGAGATAGCACTAAAGCATTAAGACCTGTATCTACAGAAATTGGAAATGGTAGTGATGGTATTATAAATATAGGTGAAGTTGGAGGTAGATTCAAAGACCTCTACCTTTCAGGCGGTGCTTATATAGGTGGTACAGGTTCAGCAAACTATCTTGACGATTATGAAGAAGGTACTTGGACTCCGCAGATAAAACCTTTAAGTGGTAGCATGTCATCAACATTTACTAGTGAAGCTCATTATGTAAAAATTGGGCAATTAGTTTTTTTACACTTTTATATTGATATTTCAGCTATAGCGTCTCAAACAGCAGCAAACGATTATCCAGTTATAGTAAATATACCATTTAATTCTAGTTCATCAAACTCTTACTTAGATAGTGGAGTTGTTAGTAGAAATACGGCATTTAATGGCAACCCAGATATCAGTAAGTGTATGATGGGAGGAGGTCAGATATTTTTTGGCGGTCAAGCTGGAGGTGTGAGTTTCCCACCTCATGCTGCTAATACTCCATGGAGTACAGGAGTGGTTTCGGGTTCAATAGTATATTGGACAACAGCATAATAACTAATATACCTAGTGGATTCTAGGTACGGACATAGGAGAAAAAATGGCAATAACAAAAGAAATAATAGAAGATAAAATAGAAGTTGTAGGAGACTACAAAAATATACAAGTAAGAACAGCTACAGTCATTAAAGAAGATGGTGTAGAAATTAGTAGGTCTTTTCATAGACACTCATTAGAATGTGTAAGCTCTGTAAAGAACGATGATGATACTTGGACTCATACAGATACAGACGTATCAGGAGAGTCTACAGAGGTTCAAGGCATTGCAACAGCAGTGTGGACAGACGCAGTTAAAACTGCAAAAAAAACAGCTAACGAAAACGTAGGAGTTTAAAAATGGCAATATCATATACTTGGGATGTAAAAACTTGTGACACTTATCCTAGTCACACAGACAGCCAAGACCCAGCAAACACTGAGTCTGACGTTGTCTATAACGTACACTGGAGACTAACTGCTGAAGATGATGCTAATCAGGATGCTGATGGCAACAACTGGACAGCTTCTACATATGGAACTCAATCTGTAAACGTAGATGACTTGTCAAGCTTTACAGCTTGGGCAGACTTAACAGCTTCAGACGTACAAGGTTGGGTAGAAACAGCTATGGGTTCTGATGCAGTTACAGATTTAAAAGCTGGTCTAGATGCACAAATCGCTGCAAAGATTACACCAACATCTGTAACAAAAACAATAGGATAACACATGGAGCTAACACCTTATTTATTTTGGAATATATTTATAACTTTGGTGTTGGCACCAGTCCTTTATAGCATTAGACAGAACGCATCAGAAGCTAAAAGAATTGATATACTCTTAAACAAAACTCGTGAAGAGATGGCAAGAGAGTATGTAACTAAAAACGAACTAAAAGATGATATGCAAGTCTTGATGGACAGGATAGATAAAATAGGTGAAAAGCTTGACAAACTTTTTGAAGTCAAGTAAAATATACATGTAGGTATTATAAATGAGTAAAAAGAAAAAAACATATAAGAAAAAATATTATACCGGTGGTAGAGTAGACATGTCTAAAGGTGGTAGAGTAAAAGCTCAAAGAGGTGGATTACAAAATCGTAGACTTGGAGACGGTTTAGGTCCTTTAGAGCCTAATGAAAATGAGCCTATAGCAACTGCAGGACCAGCTAAACCTCCTGTAAATAATAAAAGACCTATTTCTAAACCTATTGCTAAAAAACCACCACAAGCTATACAACCTTTACCTAAAGATAGAGTACCTCCTCAACAACCTCCAATTTCTATTGGTGGTGTTGGTGGTGGTACTGGTACTATAAGACCAGCTCCAGTAGGAGGTCCTGTAGGAGGTCCTGTAGAACCTCCAATTGATTTACCAGAGATAAGCGAAGAAGAAAGAATAAAATTTTTACAAGAAAGAGGTTTTACTCCTGAACAAATAGCAGAAATGAAAGAAAGAGCAGGTGGCTCATCACAAAGACAGGTAGGTAGACCAGTAGGAGGAGGCGGTAGACCGGGTGAAAGACCTAATTTTATAGGTCGTAAAGGCTCTGACCAAATGTTTATTGGTAGAACAGATGAAGAAACTAGAACTCCACAACCTGCTCAAGCTCAAGTATCAGGCAGAAGAAAACAATTAGAAGATTTAGGTTATGATGAAGCAGACATTAGAGATATTTTAGAAAGAGATGAAACAAGAGTAAGAGAACAAGCTCAAACTACACAAGCTCAAACATCAGCTAGTAATATATATGGAGGTTTATATCCTCTTGGAAATCCACCATACACACCTCCGTATACTCCACCATACACACCTCCTTATACACCCCCACAAACACCTCCGGGTGAAACACCTATAACAGGAACACCAGAACAATTAGAAGCTGAAAGAGGTAAAAGAGTTATACAAACTGGTAGAACTGCAGAACAAATAGCTGCTGGAGAAATACCAGAAGGAATAGTTCCAACTGCAGAAGTTGAACAAATTTCTATGGAAGGTACAGAAGCTCCTACAGTTACTTTAGACCCTACACAACAAGCAGTAGCTGCTATGTTAGCTCAAGAAGCTCCAGAGCAAGTAGCTCAAATGAGAGCAGGAGTTGCTAAAACCCCAGAACAAATACAAGCTGCACAAATGGTAGCAGCACAGATTACAGATAAACCTGATGTTCAAGCTGCAATAGGAGAGTTATCACCTGAATCAATTGCAAAAGTTAATGAAATTAGAGAACTATCAGGACCTGCAGTAGCTGCACAGATATCAGAAAATATTGCAAACGCTGCAAAAGCTGAAAACGTAGAAGGAGTATTATCTGCTGGTGCTTTTGTTCCAGAAGTAACTGGTATTAATGCTCAAGTATCTGCTACTCCAGATGCTGAAAGACAAGAACGTGAAGCTATTACAGGTGAAGCTGCTAGTGGAGAAGCTGCACAAATTATAGGTCAAGTAGGTTATGAAGCTGCTAAACAAAGAGCAGTAAAAGGAACTGCTGCAAAAGGTGCTGCTGCTACTATGGTTGCACAAACTGCAGATATACCACAAGATATAGCTGCTGCTATTGTAGAAGACCCTGCAACTGTAGAAGCTCAAGTAGATACTAATCCTGTAGAAGTTAATGCTGCTATTGCTGCTTTACCTACAGAAGCTTTAGTATCTTCACAAATTGAAAGTTTATTAGGTGGCATGGAAGATGGTGAAGTTCCTATGTGGGCTAAACCTGCAGTAGATTCTGTAAACGCTATGTTAGCTCAAAGAGGTATGTCAGCTTCAACCGTTGGTAGAGATAGTTTATTTAATGCTATTATTCAAAGTTCTTTGCCAATTGCACAAAGTAATGCACAAGCTTTACAAGCTAGAGCAGCTCAAAACTTAAGTAATGAGCAACAAGCTAATTTACAACAAGCTACACAACAACAACAATTAAGATTACAAAATTTAGCTAATAGACAAACTGCTGAAAGTCAGACTGCACAGTTTGCTCAACAGATGGGAGTAATGCAGAGTCAATTTAGACAAGATGCTGTAATGACTTCTGCACAAATGCAACAGCAAACAAGAATGGCTAACTTGCAAAATCAACAACAAGCTGCTGTTTTAAATGCTCAAAATCAACAAGCTACTAATGCACAAAATTTAGGTAACGAACAACAAGTTAATTTAGCAGAGCTGCAAATAGAAGCACAAGTTGAAGGAGCTAACCAAGCTGCTGAAAACCAAGAACGTCTTACAGAGATGCAAGTTGCAGCAGACTTTTTAGCTAAGAATGCAGCATTTAAACAAGACATGGAAAGAGCTAATCTTTCTAACGAACAACAAATAAGACTTGCAAACTTGTCAGCTCTTAATCAAGCTAGTTCAGAAAATCTAAATGCTGCTCAACAAACAGAACTTGCAAATCTTAACAAGCAGATGCAACTCAACATACGTAATGCAGAGTTAGCACAACAAATGGGATTAGCACAACTTAATGTTGACCAACAAAGAGCTATGCAAAATGCTTCTATAGTTGCTAATATGGATATGGCAAACTTTAACGCTGAACAACAAGTTGAGTTAGCTAATAGTAAGTTTATGCAAACAGTAGCTATTACAAACATGAATGCTGAACAACAAGCTATTATGCAAAATGCTACAGCTATGGCAAGTTTAGATATGGCTACTGCAGACCAAAGAACTAAGTTAGCTATAAGTAATGCTCAAAACTTTTTACAGATGGACATGAGTAATCTTAATAATCAACAACAAGCTAACATGATGAAAGCTCAACAAGAGCAACAAAGATTGTTATCTAATCAGTCTGCAGAGAATGCTGCAAGACAATTTAATTCTGCTAGTGAAAATCAAACTAATCAGTTTATGGCAGGTCTTGAAGCACAAATGAATCAGTTTAATACTGCTCAGTTAAATGCAGCTACACAGTTTAATATACAATCTCAAAATGCTGCAAATGCTAGAGATGCTCAAAGAACTGCAGATGTTAATAAAGCTAATGCTGCTATATTAAATCAAGTCAATCAATTTAATGCTCAATTAGATTTTCAAAGAGGACAATGGAATGCTGCTAACGAACAAGCAGTTATAAATTCTAATATTAATTGGAGAAGACAATCAAACATGGCAAATACTGCAGCACAGAATGCAGTTAATCAGCAAAATGCACAGAATGCTTTTGGTTTAACTTCATCAGCTCAATCATTCTTATGGCAAGAGTTAAGAGACCAGGCAGATTATGATTTTAGATTTGCTGAAAATGATGCTAATAGAAAGTTACAAGCTATGATAGCTGCTGCTGGTTCTGAAGGAGATGCTGCTAAAAACTGGTCAACTAATTTTAAAAACGCATCAAGTACTATAGATAGTATATTTGGATAGGAGAAATAAATAATGGGATTATTAAGTAAAGCATGGAAAGGAATTAAAAAAGCTGTTAAAAAAATAGGTAAAGGCGTAAAAAAAGTATTTAAAAAAGTAGGTAAAGCTATTGGTAAGTTAGGAGTAGTTGGTCAAATAGGTATGATGTTTCTTATGCCTTATGCTACGTCAGCTTTAGGAAGTTTTTTTGGAGCCTCTGGAAAGTTAGCTACATGGTCTAGTAATTTATTAGGTAAAGCTGGAATAGGTAGACAAGCTCTTGGACACGGTTTAAACCTTATAAATAAAGCAGGTACTTTTGCAGGTAATGTTTATAATAGTGTTTCTCAAACTATTGGTAATGCTGTAGATAGAGTTACTAACTTTGCAAAAGGTAAAGGATTTACACTAAGCGAAGGAAGAACTTCTATATTTGCAAAAAAAACTCCAGAAAGTTTAACAGAAGTTATAGAAGCTGGAAAACCTTTTGATGTTACTACTGCTTCACCAGAAGAGTTATCAAAAAAATTAATAGAAGGTAAAGCAGAATTTCCGGGAGTAACAGACATTTCAAGTATGTTAGAAAAACCAGATTTAACAGGTTTTGTTCCAGAACAAACTGTAAAAATTGGTGGAGATTTAACAAGCTTTTTAGAACAAAATTATAAAGAAGCTATTACTGTTCCTGAATTTAAACCATCAGAAATTGTAGATGGATTAACAGATGTATCTGAACTTACAAAGACTGTAAGTGTTACTAAACCACCATTGTTAGGTAAAACTAAAGATGCATCATTTATGGATACTTTAAAAGACATACCCGGTCAAGTTGTAGAAGGTATTAAAGATTTTGATGTCAAAAAAGCTACTGGAGATATCTTGCAAAGTTCTTTGGTTGAAGGAGGAAAACTAGCAGGTAAACAAGCTATAGCAGAAACTTTAGGTTATGAGAATCCAGAAATGCCGGGAAGTTATTATTTTGATTTAGGAAGCGTAGCAGAAATAGGAGCTAGAAATCCTTCAGTATATGACCAAGTAGATTTAATGTCACAACAACAAGGAAATCCTTATTTAGTAAATAATATTCAAAACTCTAACTACTTAAATAATTTAATAGGTGAAGGTAATTCTGCTTATCAATCGTTCATGGCAAACTTTTCAGCTTCACAAATGACACCGATGCAGAGAGGAATATCACAAGCTGTAGGATATAATATTTAGGAGTATATAAATGGAAGAATATAATCAAGAAGCCATAAATGCTTTTTCTCAAGCTGGTAGACCTATACCGGGTCAATCATTAACATCTAATCCAGATGAGCCTAGACCGTTTGAAGGACCTCCAGATTTTACAAACTTTAAAGAAGCTTTAGATTATATAGCTGCTGAATTATTATTAGAAGAAAACTTTATGCCTATGGTATTAGCTTTAGGAGACGGTATTCCTGTAACTGATTTAGCAATGCAAATAGGTTATGTAGGATTTAGAGAGGGTAAATGGAATCCAGACTTAATGATGATGTTAATGGAGCCTATTATGTATCTATTAATGGCATTAGCAGAAAAAGCAGGTATTAAGTATAGAATTGATGATGAGGATGATGATGAAGATACTACTTCAAACCAATCAAATCAATTTGAACAATTAAAAAAAGTGACAAAAGAAAGATTTCCAACTAAAAATAGTATTTCTAAAACTGCATTACCTAGTGATATTTTACAAAAAGTAGAAGAATTAGAAATACCACAAGAAAGTTTATTAGCAAAACCTGTTGAAGAAGAACCACAAAGTTTATTAGAACAAGGACAGTAAAATGGCAAGATATGATTATCAAGGAACATTAGATTACGCACAGCAGAAAATAGATGAAGCTCGTGAATCTAGAGAAAAAACAATTAAAGACCAAGAAAAGTTTGCTAAAAGATTATTAGGATTTAAAACTGTTGTTAAAGGTGCAAACACTTTAATTAATCAAAGAGCTGAGACTTTAAGAAATTCTTTGGCAGAAGAAAGAGCTTATCTTGTTTCAGCACAAAGTAACGCTAAAAAAATACTTGACCAAAATAATGACTTAATTAATAAAAATATGTCTCAAAGACAATGGATAGAAAGTCAAATGCTTGAAAGATATCGTTCTCAGCTAGAAAAAAATGTTGATGGTTTAATGGTACAAACAATGAAAAATGGTAAGACTTTAGAAGTCCCTTTGTATGATATACCTACTTCAACATTATCAAAAACTAAATTATTAATTGATGGTAAAGAGGTTTCTTTTGGTGAGCTTGTGGATACTAACTTAGCTGAATGGAAAAATCTTGTAACTCAAGCTAAAAGTGTTCCTTCAAATGTTAAAGATTTAGATGCTTACGTAGACCAATATGTAGATAAAGAAATGCCTAGTAATTTGTTTGACTGGATGACAAGACCTTTACGTAAAGCTTCAAAAAGTGAAACTTCACAAACTTTACAAGAAAAATTAAAAAGGTCAAGTGATGAAATTTTAAGCAACCCTATGTTTGCAAATTTTAAAAATTTTGATACTGCTTTAAAAAATTATAATGCTAATTTTGAAAATCAAATAGTTGATTTGGTAAATGATTTCCAAAACGATATGAAAAAAGACCCAGCAGGAAATACTATAGATAAAAAATTTAATAAAATTGTAAGTGATGTAGCTGTTAGTTATCAAAAAGATACAGTAGAAACTGTAAACCCTGAAACTAATAAAATAGATGTTTCGTTAGTCATAGTTCCAAAAATAGCAACAACATATGCAGATAATAGTATGAGTACTAGAGATGGTAAGGCAGTTACAGAAATAACAGGAGATAAATTATTAGTAACTTTAAACAGTGCTTTACTAAATACTTATGAAAATATATTAAGTGAACAAGGAATGAATGAGTTTAATCAACATCCAGACATGATTAAAAATCCTGTTAAAGCTTTTAACGATGTTGTAAAAATGGGTATTAATGAGAAAGGACCTAACTTATATATAAAAGGAGATATTGATGCAGGAGCTGCTATAGAAAAATTAATGCAGTCTCCAGACATAAAAGAATTATTAGGTGTATCAGTTCCTTTAGATGAAGAAGAATTTTCAAGATTAAATCCTAATAGTAACTATCAAGAGTATTTAGACTCACATCAAAAAAATGTAACTGGTGTAATTACAGAAGTTATTGAATCTATAGTAATAGGTATAAGAAACGCAGGTCAATAATAAATGGCAGACAATAAAAAAAGTTTACTTAATTTATTTTTAGAATTTAATCCTATGACTTCAGGATTAATTAATACTTTAAATCTTATAGATAAAGACATTGTAGAGCAAACAAAAAGAACAGTAACTGGTGCTGCTACTGATGTAGGTCAAGAAAGTTTACAACTTGCAAACTTGATAGCAGATAAAACTGGTATCTATGAGTTTGATGATGAGCTACATGAAAAACAACAAGATTTTTTAAAGAAAACTGGAGAAACTTTATTCGGTAAAGATAGTGTAGAAATTACTGAACGTGGTGGTAAAAACATTGTTAAAATAAAAGAACCTACTTATGCTGGTGGCGAGTTTGCTAGAGATATAACTTCTATTATAGGCAGTGTTGCTTTTGGAACTAAAGGTGTAGGAGCTGTTAGTAACTTAGCTACCAAAACAAATCAAGGTAAAGCTTTATCAGAAGCAATATCTCAAAGTTCTAAATTAAGAAAAACTTCAAAAGTTACAAAAGGAATTACAGGAGTTACTTTAGGAGAACAAGTAGGTATAAATCCTTATGATGCGAGAATAGCCAACTTTATTGGTGAACTTTCTCAAGATGATGAAGGGGTTATTGATGAGGTTATAGATTTTATGAAAGCTGATGTAAACAAAACTGAAGCTGAAGCAAGATTAGGTTTATTAGCAGAAAGTTTAGTTTTTAATATTGCATTACCTGCAGCATATTTTGGTGGTAAAGCAATTAAAAATGCATTTAGTGATAAAGACCAAGTTATAAAAACTTTAAAAGAACTTAAAGCTAAACACGAAAAAGGTTCTTTAAATTTAGAAGGTTTTAGAGAAATTGCTAAAGAAGGCTCTAAGTCATTTGGTTCTAAAGCTCCACAATTAAAATCAACTGCTGATGAAGATATTGATAAGCTTTGGCAGTTTTCAGATAATAAAATAAAAAGAAAAATATCTACATTAGGATTTACAAATTTAAAAGCACAAGAGTTAGTAAGACCTAGAGGTTATTTTACTCCACAAACATTTAGACTTTTTAATCAACAAGAAGGAGCTAAAGATGCTTGGGTTGGGGCTGGTGAAGATTTTGTAAAAAGATTAGATGTAAAAATAAAAAACATAGCTAAAGAAACAAGCGATGCTCCAATAAAAAAACAAGAAGAATTATCTTTAAATATTCAACAAGCTTTAACAACTGGAGATGATACTTATCTAAAAGCACTACCTAAAACATTACAAAAAGATGTATTAGAAGCAAGACAATTGTTAGATGATTTTAGTGAAATTATTTTACAAATGCCTAACAGAACTATTTCAAAAGATTTAAAACAAACAATACAAAATAATTTAGGTCAGTACATGCGTACAAGTTATGAATTATTTGAAAGTCCTACACTTGCTAAAAGTAAACAAAGAGCTTTTGAAAAATATAGAAAAGGTGAAAGATTTATTAGTCCTTTTAAAAATAAAGAATTAGATTCTTATGTAGATGAGTTTGATAACGCTGTTAAATATATTAAAGATGGTTTAAGAACTCAAAAAAAATATGCAAAAACTTCAGAAGAAAGATTAACAGCTTTAGCTCAAGGTAGAGTTGCGGATATATTAGATTCTCCTAAAGATGCTACAACTTACTTTGGAAGGCTAGACCAGTTTTACGGTGCAAATAGAGATATTTTTAAACGTAAAAGTAATTTAGATGAACCTATTAAAGATTTATTAGGAGAGATAAAAAATCCTTCTGCTAATTTTTTTAATACCGCAAGTAGACTTTCTTCGTTTATTGAAGATTCAAGATTTGTAGAACAAGCATATCAATTAGGTAAAGGAACAACAAATCGTCAAGGAGAAAGGCTTAAAGGTTATTTTTTTAATGAACCTATTTTAGATAAAAAAACAGGGATTAATTACGGAACTAAATTAACAGGTAAAAAATATGGTATATTAGATGGTAAATATACTACACCAGAAATGGCTGCTATGTTTACTCAAAGAGGAAATATATTAGGAGATTTAAATAAACAACAGTGGTATAAAACATTTTTATTAGCTAAAGGTTATGGTCAAGCTGCTGCTACTGTTTTAAATCACGTTACTCATGCTAGAAACACTATTGGTGGTGCTTGGTTTATGTTAGCTAACGGTAGAAATCCTTTTACTTCAAACTTTAATAATTCTGTAAAAGTATTATATAATAAAAGATTTAAAGAAGTTGGTGATAAAGAATCTACAGACTACTATAATGAATTATTATCTAGAGGTGTTGTAAATTCAGGAGCAAAGTTTGGTGATGTTCAATCACTATTAAAAGATGTTTCTGATACAGGAACTTCTAAATTTATACAAAATAATTCTGATAAGTATTTTAAACGTACTAAAAAGTTTATACAAAAATCTCAAGATGCTTATGTATCTGAAGATGATTTGTTTAAAATTTTAAGTTATGAAAAAGAACTAGATACTTTAATTAAAGCTTCTAAAAAAGCTAATATTGAAATTTCTGATTCTTATTTAGCACAATTAAAAGATGAAGCAGCTTTAATAACAAAAAATACTTTACCTACTTATTCTTTTGTTCCAAGAGGTATTCAACAATTAAGAGCATTACCTGTTGGTAACTTTTTCTCGTTTCCTGCTGAAATGGCAAGAACAACTGTAAATATTGTAGGACAAGGATTAAAAGAAATAGGTAGTGGTAACAGTGTCTTAGTTCAAAGAGGTGCTAAAAGATTAGCAGGTTTTGGTGTAGCAGGTATAGGAGGTGCTGAAGGTTTAAGTGAACTAACAAAATCTATACATGGAATTACTAATGATGAAGAAGAAGCATTAAGACATTTAAATAAAAATACTTTTTCAAAAAATTCTAAATTTTTATACCATAGAAATAAAGAAGGAGATTTATATATTAACGATATAAGTTTTGTAGACCCTTATGATGTAATGAAAAGACCTTTACAAAATGCAATATATAAATATCTAGACGGTGAAAAAACTGATGAAAGGCTTACTAAGGTGTTATCTGAAGCAACATATGAAGCTGGTCAAGAATTTATGGCTCCTTTTACAGAAGGTGCTTTATTAACAAGTAAAATAACTGATTTAATTTTTAATAAAGGAAAAACTGCAGAAGGTTTTCCTATAAGAGGATGGATAAAGAATCCTACAAACTTTGAAGATTATGGAAATAATTTAGCTATAGGTATAAAACAAATAGGACAAACATTTATACCGGGAAGTGCTAGACAAATACCTCCAGCAGTAAAGGCTTTTACAGGTACAGAATCAGAAGCTTTAAATGTTATTACAGGAGGATATGTAGGAGATAAAGAATATGAACCTGCAACAACATTGTTAGCTAATCTAGGTATTAGATATGAAAAAGTTGACATAGCTAAAAATTTAGAATCTAAATTAAAAAAATATAAATATAAAGTTAGTGAAATTGATGGTATATTTGAAGACAAAGCTTTTAGTGGTAAACCTAATGGAACAAAAACAGGTCAAGATTTTTTAGCTGCATATGCCGATGCAAATAAAAGACATTATTATGCTTATAAAGAATTAAAAATGGCTTTTGATGCAGTAGATTTACTAAAAATATCTCCTATAAAAAAGAAAAAAATATTAAATGATGCTGGAATATCATTAGATTTACAAGCTTCTTTAAGAACTAATAAATATAACCCGTTTTTAAAAACAGGATTAAATGGTAAGTTAGATACATTTGAAGAAGAAAATCAACAAACTGATATAAGCAGAGAAGCTTTAAAATATTATATAAAACAACAAAATTCTTTTTATAGTAAATTACCAATGTTGGATTTAAATCTTGATGATAATGTTTTACTTGAAGAAGAGATAGAGTTTTTAAGAAATCCTACAAGAAGTAAGAAAAAAATAAAAGAAGAATTTATAGAAAGAATGCCTAAAGCAACAGGAGGACTTATAAAAGGAGAAGATGTTCCTTTTACTAAAGAGAACCCAGCAGATAGGGTTGACCCTTTTACAGGACAACCTTACTCAGCACAGATGGAGGAATTAGGATTAGATGTTTTTCAAGAAAGATAATAAAATGGATATAGAACTTTGCAAAGCTGAAATAAAGAGACACGAAGGCGAAGTGTTAGAAATTTATATGGATAGTTTAGGTTATAAAACTCTAGGAGTTGGACACCTTTGCCAACCTAACGACCCTGAATATAACTGGGAAGTTGGTACACCTGTCACACAAGAAGTTGTAGATATGTATTACGAGGATGACTTTGAAAAGCACTACAAGGAAGCTATACATGTTTTTGGTAGCGAAGAAGAATGGAACGAACTACCAGAAGTTATACAAAGAGTGTTAGTAAACATGTGTTTTAACCTAGGAGGTTCAAGACTTTCAAAGTTTCGTAACATGTTAAAGGCTTGTAGAGAACATGATTGGGAGAAGATGGCTGTTGAAATGGAAGATAGTCGTTGGTTTAAACAGGTAGGTAGAAGAAGTATTGAATTACAAAAAATGGTATTAGGAGCTTGAAATGAAGAACGTATTAAAAAACATAGTTGGAGCTGTTGCACCTACATTAGGTACTGCCTTGGGTGGACCAATGGGAGGAATGGCAGCAAACATGATAGCTGATGTATTGGGAGTACTTAATACACCTAAAGCTATAGAGAAAGCTGTAGCAGAAGCTACCCCTGAACAAATGCTAGAACTTAAAAAAGCTGAACAAGCTTTTGAAGTTCAAATGAAAG